GCTACGCCGCCCGCTGCATTCGTGACATTCCACGAGCCGGTACAGACATATAAGGTCAGATTGTTGTTGATATCCTCTGTGTGCAGTGCAATCGAGCCATTAGACACGCCAGTGAGGTTGAATACCCCTGAATCAGTCGTAAAGGTCATGGTCCAGGCCCGCCCATCGCCAGCAGGAAACGGAGTAAAGCCCATTATTGCCTCGCTTTCCATGTTGCGCTATCGTCGCGTACCACCCAGGTTGCTTTATCATCGCGTGTCTTCCAGGTCGCGCTGAGATCACGTGCCACCCAGGTTGCATTGATAGGTGGCGGCTGCTGTGTTGATGGTGTGTACGTGATAATGAGCACACCGCCGAAGACACGTGGGACATAGATTACTGCCATTACGCGAGTCCTCCGCTTACTAATGCAGCCATCGCTGGCGCAAACGAGGTGTTGACGACAATAGCGCCAGTGGTTGCTGGCAACGCGCCAGCAGCAAGCACGTTCGTTGCCCTTTTTGCGCGTGAAGCATCCGTGAAAGCAGGTGTGAGCGCGTTGAATGTATCAGTGGCGTTATTGCAGGCCAGGGCCAGGAAGTACTGTCCTGGGCCAAGCACAACAGGTGAGCCATAGGTCGCTGTTTTCGTGGTGCTTACCGCGTCTGTCTGCGCGCCCGTATCGCTGCCCGCTATCAGGTTGCCCGCCGCCGTGTATATCCCAAGATTTGTCGCGCCAGTCGCCGTGGTCCCGTTGCGAAAGCGCATCCCCGTAATGGTCACGTTTGTCAATAGTTCAAACGCCCACAGGTAGACAGTGTTCGCGCTGAGCGCGCTTGTATTGAGTGTGTAGCTCGCCACTTCGTTATCGATAATTTGCGGTTGAACCTGACCCGTATCAACGGTCGTTGGATACCCCATAAGTGCCCCTCCTATTGTTGGTGGCTGTGGCATACTTCACATCTCCTATTTAGCCTGAATATTCAGACTGTGAGTAAAGGTAGGCGTTGCAGAACCACCAACCACCCACCGTAAGCGACCTGTAGCGCCTAGTGATTGGTTATAGGCCATACCAGCACCGATTGATGTACTGAGTGTATTGGCTGCTAGTGTGAGCACCGCGCTTTGCCAGAGCGGATAATAGTTCCCATCAGCGGCTTTGCGCTCATAGAAGTATTGGATGGTTGGCAGCGTGCCTGCTTGCGCGGTCGTCGTGATATCGATGGAGAGTTCGGCATAGGGGCCAACCGCGAGATCGCCGCTATTCTGCGTACTGCCTGTTGTGACAGTCGATGCCAGGGAATAGACCGCCACGGTGTTCCGTTGAGCGTTCACCAACCACGGCGTCGTATTGGCCGTATTTCCGGGTTGCACCGTCCAGGTGCCTGTTTGTATCGCCGCAATGGCTACCAACTGAACAGGTGGGGGCACTGTGTATAATTCGAGCGTTGCATTAGCCGTTCCACTTGTGTAAGCCGTCATACGCACACGCAGATACCGAAATCCAATTGGGCCATAGTAGCCCAGGCTTGAAACAGAGGTGATCGCAGTAACTGCGTTGGTTTGGCTTGCAGTATCAGGACGATACAACATGAGCGGGTAGAAGTTCGCGTTGTCGTTTGACCATTGGAAACTCAATGTGCCGACGTATGCTGTAGGCGTAAGCTGAAGTGAGAGCCATTTATAGGCACTGACATCCGTGCTTGCCACAAGGTCAGCATTGAGCGCGGCTGCTGAAAGGCCGGATTGTTCAGCAAAGTCACCTTTGACCGGTAGATCAGTCTGGTTGGAGGCGATGACGACAGGCCGGCTATTCGCCATCGTGGCTTGCCCCTGCGCAGGTGTGTGTGTATCGATGTTGGCGAGATGCCCCGCCTCTAAAGCAAAGCCGGTGATGGCCGCCGGAGGTGTGAGCGTTGTTATTTGTGTAGCGGGGAGCACGACAGGCACCGATGCCGCTGCAAGAGCCTGGCCTTGCGCTGGAATGTGGCTATCAATGGTTGCCAGGTGGCCCGCCTCGAGCGCAAGAGCCGAGGTATTGAGATTTGTACCGGCGTTGGCGGTAATGCTGCCTGCGTCGACATTCACATGCAGGCGGTGGTTCACACTATCCCACACATCGGTGAATATCTTCGACAGCCCACGCAGTTTGGCCGAAAGTGTGCCCGCGTTGTCACCCGTCACCGCTGCATCGGTCGTCAAGCCCTGCGCAACGTCGTTGCCATCAGGCACGTACTCCGCGACCGGAGTATACGTTTTCCCGTTGACATCCGTGCCTTTTGGTCCGCCCTGCACGACGGTCAGCTTCGTATCTCCTGGGACAAACACCGCATTCGCCGGGAACTGGTTAGTCCCTAGTGTGGTGGTGCTGGTGTCGGTTGCGCCATAATCCGTCATGGCCTATCCTCCTTTTCTTCTTTTGAGAGCGGGCCTGTATGGATGGGCACGGTGATTTCCGCGCCGGTTCGCTCGTCAACAAGCATCACAAAGTCGTCTTTCACCTCGAGGCGCAGTCGCCGCCGGTCCTTCAAGGTGTAGCGGATGGTGCTAATCACACCCTCACACCTTGCTACCTTCTTTTCAAGCGCCTGTATCTGTTTTTCCTGTGCCTCCATCTGTTTTTCCTGTGCCTCATTCTGTGCCTGCAAGGAAATAATCGTCTTCGCATCCAGTTCGGAAAGGCCCTTGTTCCTGCTTCCTCGATAGACGAGGATCCCACCAATGGAGAGAATCAGCCCGAAAAGCGCAATCATCAGCGCAGTGAGAGGCAAGATGAAACCGAAATCAGGCATGGTGCTCCTTCTCCTCTAGCATCTCAGCCAGTTTTGCCGCCACCTCCGCCGATTTGAGCGCCGCGTCTGCTGAGATGGCACGGTCCTTGATTATCGTCTCTTCCATCTTGCGGATATAGCTCCTGTTCGTGAGCCAGATCAAGACGAGGAAAGCGAGCACCGCACACAGCCAGAAGACATAAAAGATATATAAAACTGCCATATTCCCTGTCTTTCGTTCGTTCTATCCTTGAAAGGAGTACACTATGTCCACTATTCGTGCTATCTTGCGCTTCCTGCCCGGCGTTCTCTTCATCGCTGTCATGCTGTTCTTCCTGGCGTGTGCCCTGGTCGTGTTTGTGCTACCGCACTAAACGCCTAACTTCCTTCCAGGATAATCATTGCTGCTCCAACCGCACCTGTAGCCGAGAATTCTACCGTATCGAATGCTGAATTTATATACCCGTTTTGTGAGGCAAGATTGGCTACGATGGACGTGGTACTGATCGTGGTGGCGTTGCCATTTGTGCCATTGAAGCTTGTTGGCAAGAGCACAGCCTGAGCCGTGCCACCTGCCAGGAAACGCATGGGACCATTATTGCCGTAGACACGGATGGCGGCTCTTGCCGTGAATGCTACGGGCAGCGCGATGGTTTTGAGCGTGCTGTTGTAGTTGACTGATACCAGGATGAGCACATATTTGACGTTACCTTGCAGCGCCTGATAGAGCGTGGCCGTGCCCGATGTTGAGCCACTGACGGTGCTAGCGCCTATATCCCCCTCGGTCTGCTGTATCCATGATTCGAGCCCAGAAAAGAACGCAGCCTGGAGCGCTGGCCCGGCGCCATTATTGAAGGGGCCAAAGGGTACATATGCTGGCATATCTGTGTCCTCCTATATAGTTGCATCCAACGAGAATGGAATTGATTCCAGATTGGTTTTTGTGTGACTATAGAGTCCCCGCGCAAGCAGGATGCCCGTATTCGCAGTGCCGTTCGCATTTCCTCCAAACCAGGCCACTTCGCCAATCACTACCCCGACCGCATCACCTGGCGCAACATATGCCGAAAAGATGATTTCGCCCGGGTTGGTTCCATTCGTGTAGCTGGCAATTTTCTTCCTGAACACTTCCTGCTGAAGCTTCGTATCACTCGTGGTCGGCGTGTTCGTGCCAGTCCCCATCGCAAAATAGGTGACTTTGCAACTCGCGGCCCCTTGGGAAGCATCACGAAACATGTTCTGACCGGCGTTGGTCAGTGTGTAGGTTACGGTTGGCATACTAGAACATCACCTCCTTAGCATGGGAATAATGTGAGCGACGGGAAGAGCGATAGTGATGGAACAGGGCAAGCATAGACCGTTGCAGAACCGGTCACGGTCGGTGAGAATGCGATGCTGCCAGATACTGCGATCACCACGCTTTGCCCTGTGCCCACATTGATCGAATTGCCTGGTGCTTGCTGTTGGAGCAACTTTGAAAAGAACGAAACCCAATCTATGTCATAAGGCCCGAGCACCGCTGTGACGGTAAACCAGATATTCAGTGCGTCGATTGTATCCGCCGCCTGCACACTCTCAATGAGCATTTGCGCATTGTAGAGCATATAATCAGGCAAGTTGATCGTCACGAGTTGCCCCTGCGCAAAGCCTGTTTGCCGTGTCAGGAATGTCAATTGTGTGCCCTGCTGTGCGTAGAGTGTGAGCAACTGGCCTATCTCTGAGAGGCCATTCGCAAGTGATGTGATCGTATTGTCGGTGTCCACTCGCTCCACGATGCCGGTTGAGCCATCCACCATCTGTTCATAGCTGATCTGTGCATTGTTTTGCCCAATCGCTACCGTTGGATACTGGCCGATATAGACGACTTTGAGCAGGTCGATCGGGGCGTTTGGCCCGCGCAACTTTGTGCCGCTGCTGTCCTGCGTCACGATTGGGTCACCTTGCGCCCAATACCACTGACTTCCCGATGTGCCTTTCAATCCGACCGATTGTGAGATATAGCCCGCGCCATTGAGGTTGATGGTGATCGTTGGCGCTGCCGCCAGGGCATAGCCCATCGTAAAGCCCGTCTTATTGCCATCCCCCACCTGTATCTCAGTCTGCGTTGTCGTTTGCTGTACCCCGCCAAGCAAGTATTGTGTATTGCCATAGGCCGGATTGGCGCGTACCACAGAGGGCGCGCTACCCGTCCGTCTCCCATCATCGATCTGCGTTCCATCCACTACCATGCTGTTGACTACCGCTGTATAGGGCACAAACCACAGCCTCTTATTCTGGTCGATCTGCCAGTAGTAGGGCACGCCTGCCGCTGAAGCGACTTTCACCAACTCATCGAACGCCTGTGCTACGGTGCAGTAGACAAACGTGGCCGTTGGCAGGATGCCGACATTCTCCGTTGGGTAGAGCGTCAGCGATGGGAAGAGCGTCAGCGATGGGAAGAGGTCGGTGATGGCCGTACCATCGTAAATCTGCCCAATCGTGACGCCTTCGGCAGCAAGGATGTTCGTGAAGATGTCGTTGACGATGAAGCCATACGACTTGCCGGTGTAGGATGCCGCCACCACACGCTTATCTGCTAAAAAGTGCTGGTCCGTGCAGGTGATTTGATGTTCAAGCACCGGCTGGAAGCCCGGCTTTGTCTCCTTTGGCTGCGTGATATAGCCCGAGAAGAGCAGCGTGTACGTCTGATCGTAGATGCTCACCTGCTGGTACTGCTGGAAGTGCGTGTTGTTATCAGTCTTGGCGGTGAATGAGGCCGTCGAGCGTTTGCCGATGGTGCTATTGATGGAGAGTGTGCCCGCCACGACAAACACAGGCAGCCCGCCGATCAGCACGGTGTACGTGCCATCGGTGCCATAGAGGCTTGCGCCATAGGGGCCCACTCCATACAATGATCCCGGCATAGTTTAATCTCCAAACCAGGTCCAGGTGGGCGTACCCGCGGCATACGTGAACTTCACACCGCCGCCTGCTGGAATACGCACACTTCCCCAACCGCTTGCTGCAATCTGATAGCCTGTCGTCACGTAGGTACCGCCGATGCCAGCGACCTGCACGACTGTAATGGCGCTAGTGCCGTTGGCAATATATGCGGTCACATCCGCGCCTGTGTTGTTGGTAGCTGCCACCGTCGTTGCTGGAAACGCGGGTGCTGTGACTTGCCCCACCGGGTTGTAGCCGCTGTTCTTGCTCACAAGATCAGTTGAGGTGGCGTTGAGGTTGATAAAGCCTGTTGTGCCAACGACAAGGTTATTGCCCATGATGGTGTTGTTGGAGAACGGCCCCCCACTTTCAGCGATGCAGTAGGTATAATGGACGGCGCCATTGGTGTTATCGAATTTATTGCCAATGATGGTGTTGTTGGAGGAGCCAATCTGGATACCCGGCTTCGTCCCGACGCTTGACGGGTTGCCTATCTGGTTGCCGATGACCATCGTGTTCGCACCATTGAGCACGATGGCCTGCTGGCTGACTTGATCGAAGCGATTGCCGATAATCCTCGATGGCCCGCTATTGCTCATTCTGATTGCTTCGTTGACGGAGTTCCCACCAAGCCCGAGCACATTGCCCGTGATGTTCATGTAGCCGCCCGCGCAGCGTATATGCATGCCCACGGTATCCTGTGTGCCAAGCGCGGGCTGAGCGGCGGCGGTCGTGCCTGTGGCCCACTTGAAGCGGCATTCGATGATGTCGTGGTTTTCTGAGCCGGTCTGGTAGAAATTGGCCGCGCACAAATCGAAGATGCAGTGCATCACCTGATTGTCATAGCCGAAGTTATTCCCGGGTCCGGTATTGTCTCCATCGATCAAGATGGCCCAGTTGGGGCAGGACTGGATGAAGAGATCGCGCATGAAGGAGTAACGTGTGCCGTAGAGATGAATGCCGTTCCCTTGCCCTGCTGTGGTCCCGGTCATGACGCCGCAATCGATCATGAGTTGTTCAATACCGATGAAGTTACGCGTGTAGCCAGCAAGCCCCGCCGAGGCGGGTATGGGTGTGGAGATCACGTCGAATTGCGCGCCCGATGCAGGCTTGATGGTCGTGTTCTTAAAGCCCGCGCCGCGCAAGATCACGCTGTCATTGTTGAAGACGAGCGAGGCCGACGTTTTGTAGGTGCCCGGTGGCAGGAGCACCACACCTCCGCCTGCCGACCCGGCTGCGTTCAGCGCCGCCTGGATGGCCGTTGTTGAGTCAGCAACGCCGGTAGGGTCAGCGCCGTATGCCGGGTCGGTCACATTCACAAACAGGTTCCTTATCGAGCCATCGGCGTTATGCGCCACGCTCAAATACGCATTGAGGACAGCACCCCAGGCGTTGCTGTCGGCTCCTACTACTGGCTGTCGTGGCATCGTTACTCCTCCTAGAATTTAGCCGCCGTATGATTGCGAATAGCGGTCACGAGCTCGGGCAGCAGCACGCGCGCGACGTTGTGACCTGCGATGTTGATGTTGAGCTGTACAGGCTGCCCTGACGAAGATGCCT